GGGTCACTGGATTTGCGGGAGCCTATTGGAGAGGCCAACCCGAAGCCGCGTGTCGTGCGGAACCCAGAACTCATCGGGATGGGGTGGGCCAATCTTGGACCACCCCAGTGTGGAGGAACGGCTAACGCCCGTCTCTACTGGTTCAGCCCACGTGACGGGCAGACCATCTTACCAACACCACAATGACAACATTCTACTATGACGCGCCTGGCTTCAAGGCGAACTGCAAGACCATCAAGGTTAAAACAGTCGTCGATTCCCCCAGCCAGATACCCGTTGGCCCTCTACCAAGGGATCCAATCGTGGACAGAGTTGAGGAATTCCTGGCGTCTTGTTCGGACGAGAATGTATGCCCCCCTCCCATCACTCCTGGAAGTGTGGACATCATTGAGGACTGGTTCGATATCAGCGAGCGCCCTTCACCAAGCACACCTTGGGTGGATCCTGCTGGGATCTCCGTCGCAAGCGTCAGCCTGCCTGGCCGTTTGCTTCGCGGGATTCGCGGCGCTCGCCTACGGAGGGCACTGGTGGGCGCCCGTGCTAGCGCTGAGCCTGGCGCTGGCAACGGTGGTGTCATCGGCACTGGTGGGCTTGGCAGCGACAAACGCCGTGAGGCGAATGCCCGCCTCGCCCCCACGGTCTTGGCCGTGAGGGACGAGTACCGGGCGAAGCACCCGCTGCCCAAACGCACCGAGGCCAATCGCGCCGTCGTCTACAGGCAGATATCCCGCCTCCTGGAAAACAAGGGCACCTACCCCCTACTCAGGTCCAGCGACTATGCTGATGTGGCCGCTAAGGCCACATGCTTGGCATTCGTGCCTCGCGACGCTGATGTGGAGGGTGAGATGCTGTTCGCAGAACCCGAGGTCCGGGCACAGGTTGACTTGATGAAGCCTGTAACTGGACTGATCGACCGGGTTTGGGCGTGGTGGAAGGGCCATGCCCCTCGCATCACGTTCGAGGCCGAGTAGGGGTGCCTTTTACCCCTGTCAGGGATGGAGGAGGAGCCCGTTGCCAAGTGCGACGGTGTAACCCATCACCTCGACATGGGGGGCAAGGTGCCCTCTCGGCAGATCTACTATGCGTCGGACCATTGTGTGGGTCCTGGCGGCGTCCGCTGCTATAATGCGTCTACGAACAACGCATTGGCAGCGGTCGTGGGGCGCATATTGACGGTTAAGGCTGTGGGGGGGGGAGTGGCCAAGCCCCCCAAGCCCGCTCCTCAGGCGATGCGGCGATTGGAAGTCGCTGGCAAGCAACTCGATAAGTACATCAAGCATCCCCTCCGTATGTCTGTTTTGGACTTCCCAAAACGTTACACGGGGCAGAAGCGCGTGATGTACGAGAAAGCTGCTGCCACATACCTCCAACGCCCGCTCACCAAGAGGGACGCTCACGTCAAGCCATTCCCGAAGAGGGAACTCGTGGAGAAGGGCCCCCCCAGGCTCATCAACCCCAGATCCGCTGAGTACAACGTCGCCCTTGGGAGCTTCCTCGCGCCAGCAGAGCATGAAATTTATCGTGCCCTCCAGCGCATGTGGGGAGTTCGCTTTGGAAGCGTGGGACCGGTGGCTGCCAAGGGCTTAAATGCCGAGCAGCTGGCCGGTGTTGTGCGAAGGAAGGCTGAGCGGTTCGTGAAGCCAGGGTACGTGGCGAGTGACGCCAGTAGGTTTGACCAGCATGTGTCTAAACCGGCCCTGAGGATTGAGCACAGGCGGTACTTGAATATGTACAACATGGACAAGGAGCTGCAAATGCTGCTCAGGTGGCAGGAGACCAACGAGGGGGTTGGTTTCATGCCGGATGGGAAGGTTGGTTACCGCGTGGACGGTGTCAGGATGTCTGGGGACTTCAATACAAGCCTCGGGAACATCATCCTTATGCTGCTCATGATGTACTGCCTTCTTGACGACCTGGGTATTGAGAAGGCCGATGCCATCGACAATGGAGATGACATTGGTGTCATGTTGGAGGCCGCAGATGTTGACAGGTATCGCGCCGCGTTGCCTGAATACTTCTTGCGGTTTGGCTTCAACATGGTGACCGAGCCGACCGTATGGGACGTGCGCCATTTGGAGTTTTGCCAAATGCGCGCCCTTTGCATCGATGGGAGGGACATTATGGTGCGCAATCCTCGCGCAGTGCGGAGAGACACTGTCTTTTTGCACGACATGCGCTCGAAGCGTGTTGCGCGCACCATCATCAACTCCCGGGGTGTGGGCGGACTGAGCATGTACTGGAATGTACCGGTGCTCGGCGCCCTATATGAGTCCATGGCTCGTGTCGATCCTGGTCGCAAGGCCAAAGTCAGGGACTCCGGGGCGGTGCACTACTGGTCAACTGGGCGAAAGCACAGATACCAGGAGCCTAGTGCGGGCGCCCGCGTTGAGTTCTGGGAGGGCTTTGGAATCATGCCAGATGATCAGGAACTTCTCGAACAGCATCTGCTCAGGCCCTTCCCCATCAACGTGGGGCCTTGGGATTACCAATCCTCGTGCAATACCACAACAACGCCTCTCCACGAGCTAGCAGGATTGTTCACTGCATACTGAAAACACTACCAATTCATCATGGTTAAAACCCGAAGGAGGCCCGCAAACAAGCCGAGGCGCCCGCGAGCCGCTCGTAAGATGCGCACTGCTGTCATTTCTCGGCCTCTCGGCCTTGATAAGCATGCTGCTGACTACGCCCGGCTGCTGGCTGACCCGTGCAATGGGCCTCTTGTGTCGGGGCCTTTTGGCGACGGCGGTGGCGGCATTATTTCCCGGTTTGAGATTGACACGATCGTCAACAACAGCGCCACCGATGTGGCGTCCGAGTTGATGTTTCTGCCAGCCAACAACCAGGGATACATTGGCTCCACCGCCATCACCAGTGACAGCTTGGCTGTCACCCCCGCCCCCACTTCGCAGGTGACACCAGGGCAGATTTTCCTGATCGCGAATGCTTCCCAGTACCGGTGCCTGTCGGCCTGCATCCAGATCTACTGGCCCGGTACCGAGCTAAACCGGTCAGGTATCGTTAGCCTGGGGCAGTACTCTGCCAACATCATTACCCAGGTGAGCTCCGTCGGATCTCTGCGCTCTTCCGCTCAATATGTTGAGCGGATGCCGGAGCAGATGGCTGAGATCATCTGGCGTCCCAACAGCTACGACCTTGAGTGGTCCTACCCCAATGCTCCCACTGTGTCTGCTTTGCAGCAGAAGGCGTCGGCCCTGTGCGTCACTGCATCAGGGTTCCCCGTCAGCACTGGCATTAGGTACCGGGTGGTGGCGGTGTACGAATGGTTCCCGCTTTCGGGCGGCGGCCTGGTGCAAACCGACAACCGCGGCACAACGTCGGCCAACACCTTTGCAGATGTCATTCGCAAGCTTGACACCTTTGGTGACTGGATGTACCACGGGGCACTCAACACCGGCAAGGCTATGTCCAGCATTGCCGCTGGTGTCCGGGCGGTCGGACAGGTCGCTTATGGGGCGAAAAAGTTGGCGCCACTCCTTATGGGATAGCGCCCGAAATCGTATTTGAGAAAACTCCCAAAATACAGTACTACCGCAAACAACATGGGTTCCGATGCTGGGTCGTGTCCAGTGTCAGCTTAGAAGGCCGTCTTGATAGGTTGGGACCGTGGGATTGGTAACCCCCTGAAGCCGGCTTGCCGTGCCCAACGCGTCCTTCAACGCACCCTTTACTTGCTCACGCCTGGCTCCTCCCAGGCCACGTAGCCAGAGCACAAACAGCGCACGGTCAGGCGATAGACCACCGCAAGCCAAATCCTTCGGGTGGGCGGCAAGCGGTTCTCCTTGTGGTAGGGCAAGGGGATTGGGTTGACTAAGTC